GACGCCGAACTTCGCACTGTCGCCGCTGCCGTCAAAGAGCACGGCGTAGGTCGCAGTCTCGCTCACCAGCGAGCCGGCAAGGGTCAAGGCACACTTGCGTTGGCAGAGATTGGAGGCTACGACTGTCGTGGTGGGTGCCGCCGAACCGGGTACACCAGTAGTTATCAGCGTCGTGCTGCTCTGGATGTTGTAGTCCGTCGTCAGATAGTTGGCCGAACGCGCGATGTAACAAATGCGGACTTCATCCTCATCGCCATAGAGCTGGCCGCTGTTGTTGCTGTCCAACCCAGCATAGATGCCGGCATAGGAGCTGCCGCCGACACCGCTACTGGCAAAGAGCGTCTTGACTACGCCGTCCACAAGGTAGGCGTAGTTCGCTGCTGTACCGACGCCGCTGCCATTGTAGGCTACGGCGTGCTGGTGCCAACTGCCAATAGTATTGTCGATGGCGATGGTCGAATCTGTGCAACATATCGAGGCGTTTCCGCGAAAACCCATGTACGCCTGCGCACCGCCCAGGGAACTATTGCTGGCCTTGCCGGCTGCCAAGGTAAACTCGACGTTGCCGCTATGGCCAAGCCGCATGAGTTGCACGTAATCGCCAGGGGTACTCGTGTACTTTTCCCAGAGCTGTAGCGTAAAGCCGCCGTAGGTATTCAGCGGACTGCTATCGGTGTAGTCGAGAAAGTTACTGGCAGGCGGTTGATTGAAACTGCTGGCCTTGCCGATCTGTCCGGCCACCAGGCCGACGCTCCCTGGCGGCGACATATTAGGCGTGAGCGTCCCGGTGGCGTCCGTCTGGCCGCCATCGTGGCTCACAAAGAGCATTAGGTTGTCGCCACCGCCGATACCGGTGAAACCATTCCACACGCCCTGGCTGCCGTAAGCGGCCGTGGCGGCGGGCTGAGTCAATGTGCCGGCACTGCTTTGATACCAGACGTAGATCGTGACGTTCGTACCGGCCGTCAGGGGCACGGCCACCCAAATCTCGGCGGTCTTGGCCGTGGTGTTGATCCACACCACTTCCACCGCCAGGGGAACCTCGCCGGCGGCATCGGCCGTGAAGCAAATGTCCCCGCCGTCGCTCTGGCAGAGCGTGAAGAGTTCATCAGGGAGACGGACGCCGAACTTCGCACTGTCGCCGCTGCCGTCAAAGAGCACGGCGTAGGTCGCAGTCTCGCTCACCAGCGAGCCGGCAAGGGTCAAGGCACACTTGCGTTGGCAGAGATTGGAGGCTACGACTGTCATGGTGGGCCTGCGCTTGTCTGCCGGGTGAAAATGTCTTGAACAAGGTCAGGGGCCGGAAGTGATTCCGGCCCCCGACCAGGCGAGGGAGAGAACGAAACGGATTCGGGCTTAGGCCGTGACCGTGTAGGTGACTTTCAACTGGTCGCCGTTCTGCACGGCGACGTTGCCGCTGGTGAAGGTGGCGGCGGACCAGAGCGTGCCGGCCGTGTGATCGCTCTTCATGTTCACGCCCGTGCCGGAGCCCGTGGTGGAAAGGCTGCCGCCGACAATGAACAGCCCGGCGATGGTGCCGCTGGCCGTGATGTCGAAGACGCTCGTGGCGGGGTTGGTGATCGTGGCCTGGGTCGTGTTGCCGGTGGCAGCACCCGGAACCCACGCGGGGCGTGTCTGACTGTCATACGTCACCTGTGGGCAATGGATTTGAACATCAGTTTGAACAAGGCCAGGGGCCGGATTGCTCCGGCCCCCAGCCCAGCGAGGGAGAGATCACATTTCAATTACGCACCGGCTTGTACCTGATACGTAACTTTCAGCACATCGTTGGCCACAGCAGTCACCGAACCACCGGAGAAGGCCGCACCGGACCAGAGCACGCCGCCGCCAGCCTGATCGCCCTTCGTTGCAGCAGCAGAGCCGCCGCCAACAAGGATAAGGCCCGTGATTGTGTAACTGTTGTTGATGGTGAACGTCGCCACCGAAGCCGTGTTGGTTATGACGGCGGGGTTGGCGGTTGTGGCAGTGGTCACGGTCCAGGCTTGCCGATTACCGGCGTAGTCGGTGAGTTCGGCCCACAAAGCTGCGGGACTGTTGGCATAGTTGTCGGTCGCCGCAAAAGTGGCACTTGTGATTGCCAGCCCGAGATACCAAGCCGTAATCGGTGTCGCACCGTCGAACATCACATTCAACAGCTTTGCACGACCTTCGTTGGTAGTCGTGTTGACGGCCTCGTACTCACCGATCTTCTTGCCGTCTCGGAAGTGCTCGATCTTGTAGCGGCCTTTGGGATTCACGCCGTCGCCTTGCGGCGTTCTCGGAGCGCGAATCAGTTCGACACTGGCCACGCCGCTCATTTGCAATTTGTCATTCATTTCGATCTCTCCGTTGTTGAGGGAAATCACACCGGGCGGTCGCCCGCCCGGTGTGGGTTATGAGTTAAGTGTTGACGAACCACGTCGCAACTCGCGCCGCAATTCGGCCGCGATCTGACGGCCCGTACCAGATGCCGAATTACCACCGGCGACATGCACGTTTATGTCGCCCACATTGGTAACACTACCGCCGTGGCTGTGATAGTTCGGACGTGACCCGGCGTTCATGGCCGTAAGTTGAGCCCCGAATCTGCGTGCGGAGTGCTCGTTTATGACCATTTCACCGGGGGAAAGCATTGCATGGATCGTATCCCTGCCTCTTGCCGTTCCACCAGTATCAAAGTGGCTCCACATCATACCACCACTCGCTTGCGCGGGTTGGGTTGCCGCTGGTGCCGCTGTCGTTCCGCCGCCGAACAAGTTAGAAAGGCCGGTGGCAAGATTACTCAACGTCTGCATCTTGCTCGCTGAATCTTCAAGCTGCCTGTTCATATTAGGCAGAGTCGTATCCGCCGTCGCAGACATCAGTTGTTCATACTGTTGTGTGCGAGTGAGCAAGTCATTGGCCGACGTTACTGGATTGGTCTTAGACAACTTATCAATCCAATTACCGCCCGCTGCGGCCTCTTCCCGACCTTTCGATGCCTTTTCCTTGGCCGCTATCTCTTGGTTATACAAATCAAGGATAGTGTGCAAATCAGCGATGTCGGTGTCCAGGGCGCTCTTCTTCGCCTCCGTCGCGGCCGGGTGTGCTTTGAACTTTTCAACCCTTGCTAAAAGGCTTTCAAAGTCCTTGCCAGTTGTTGCCGCTGGATGTGCCGCTGCGAACGCCATGTCCGCACGCAGCTTATCCATTTTCTTGTCGTAGTCAGCGATAACCTGACTGACAGTGCGCTCGAAATTAAAGCCGCCGCCACCGGCGTCGGACACCATTTTCTGCACAGGGCCTCTTCGACCGAGTGCATCCATGAACCTGTCAGTCGATAGCGCCTGCGTCCCGCGCATTTCGTCTTGCTTGTCCTTGATCTTGCTGGCCAAGTCCAAGGCTTTAGCGTCGGCCTCATTAACTTCCTGTTTGATTGCCTTCATGCGCTGGAGTTTCTGAATGACCTGTTCGTGAACTTGGTCAACAGTTTTGCCCTTAAAGTCGAGCCCTGGGGCGAGTTGCACGAAAAGATTGATTGCACCGATGCCGGTGGTTATCTCTTCATTCAACTGCTTTAGTCTGCCAGGGGCCGCGTGCAACTCAGAAAGCTGAACATCGGTCAGAGCGCCTCGCATGTTATCCGTCATTTTTTGACGGAACGATGCGAAGTTAATCATCGCAGACATATCCCAACTGCCAGTGCTGAACGCCTTTTCTTGGAATTGTTCCAAGTGCGCTTGCATCGAAGCCATGTTCTTTTGACGGGTCTTTTCGTCTAGCGGCAAGCCGGCCTTGTCTGTCAGTACGGACTCTTTGAGAATTTCCTTCATCAAAGACCGCATTTCGCCGGCTTGTTTCTTCTCTTCCGATGCGGCAGCCTCGGCCTCGGCCGCTTGCTGTCGCTTGAAGTCTTGAAACTTCTTCTCGGCCGCCATCCGCTGGTTGACAATATCGAGAATAGTCCGCTCTGCTGACGCTTCGGCACTGGTGCTGTGCGCCTTCTCGGCAGCCGACATAGCCATCTGGCCGTAGGCTTCTGCTCGTTTGAAGGTGGCCTCTGCCGCCGCCAAGTCTTCCGGTGAGGCCGCTGTCGCCAGTTTCTTTGCAGCCTCCCTGGTGAGTTTCTCGGCCATCATTTCGTCTTCCCGCTCATGCTTCATGGCGGTAGACTCTCTGCGCTGCTCTTCGGGAGTCTTTATTTCCTTCTTGTACTGCCGACTGGCGAGTTCGTCATTGGTCTCGTCCCGTTTTTGGCGGAACTTAAACTCAACGTCTTCCTTCTCCGTCATGTCCTTGTTGACGCGCTTCATCGAGTCCTTAATATCCTTCTCAGACTCTTTCGCCAGATCGACCAGCATGTGATAGCCCTTTTCCTTGGCGCTTATCAACTGCTCCATGCTTTCCTTCAAGCTGTCCACAAATTCCTTGTTGTGGGTCTTGGCGGTTTCCAACTGCTCATTGGCATATTGTGTCATCTTGGCGGCGGCTTGCATGGCCGACTGTACGATCTTCTGATCGGCGTCAGCCTCGGCCGCTATCTTCTCGGCCCTGGCAGCCGCTTCCTTCGCGCGTAAGTCGCTCCGCGACTTTTCAAAATCTGCACGGGCTTTCTCCCCGGCTGCGTTGTACTGCTCGTCAGCAAATTTCGCCAGTGTGATTGCTGCTAACATCGCACCGACGCCAATCGCCACGCTACCCATAGCCGTTAAACTCATGGTAGCGCGTTTTGCCCACATATCCATCGCCATCAATGCGATTTTGGCAGCACCAAAGGCACCTATTGCAAGAGCTATCGGACCCATCAATGCCGTAATGGCCGATGTCAATGTGTCAACACCGCCTGCCGACGATATAAGTTTAGCGACAAAATCCAGCAGCTTTGGACCCAACTCGGTCGCCAGCCAGACTTGCAACTTATTCAATTCGGCAGAAACCTTTTCGGCATTCGTGTCGATGAAAATTTTGTAAGCCTTCTCCATCGAGGCCGCGCTGGCACTTCGCATCCGCTCTAATTCGTCGGCCGCTTTTCCGGCGTTCTTTCCTGTCTCACGGAGAATCGTATTCTGCGCACGGACGTTCGGAATCATCTTCACAGCGGCAGCAATACTGCCATCTGTGGAGCCTCTCAACTGGTTTAACGCTCCAACCAATCCGTTAGCGGCTACAATCTGCTCACCAGAGCCGTAGCCAAGATCGTGAAGTTCACGCTGCAAGTCTTTTGACGGTTTAATCAACGCCATTAAAGCACTGCGCAGAGACGTGGCCGCCTCCGGGGCTTTGATGCCGGAAACTGTCAACTGAACAATCGCCGTGTTGACTTCATCCAGGCTGACGCCTAGCTCAGCGGCGACGGGCATTACCTTACCGAGAGAGGCCGCTAATTCCTGACCGCGAACTTTTCCGTCTCGGATGGTTTGAAAGAACTTGGCGGACATCTCTGCGGCGTGACTTGAATCTTGACCGTAGGCGTTCAAGCCGCTCGTTAAGAGGCTGGTTGCCGTGTTCAGGTCCATGACGCCGATCTTAGCCAGCTTCAAAGAAGCTGTCATAATGTCGGTTCGCTCTGTAGTCGTTGTAAACTGGGCAGAGACCGCTTGATACTCTGCCTCTACGACCTGACTGATTGGAAAGTTGAAGGTGGACGCCAAGTTGGCGACACTTTTCTTCATTGCTTCCATGCTCTCTTTAGGCTCACTCAATATCGAGTTCAACTCGGAAATTCGCTTAACGAATTCCATGTTGGCCGTAATGGCTTCGCTGAAAGCGTCTCGAATGGCACTAAGGGCACGAACAATGGCCTGAGTAATCACGATGCGGGAGAGCATCTGCATACTTACTGTAAAGCCGCCTGCCTTCTTACCGGCACTCTCCGAAGCGTCACCGATTGCGTCGATCTTAGGCTTTACCGAGTCAAGTTGCTCTTGGACGCCTGCCGGCAGCCACAGTTTGGGCGCTGGCGGGGGAGGGGGCGGCGCGGGTGCGGCCCCACCGCCGCCACCGCCGCCTTTATTCATGTTGTTATTCAGTTTGCCCATCGCTGATGCGGCAGCGTTGGCATGTGTGGCGAGTTCTTTGAGAACGCTGATTGTTGAAGCCGCACTGGTGTTCCAGGCTGTCATAGCCGACGCGAGCGAGCCGAAATGCCCCTCAAGCGCCGCCATTTTCTCGTCCATACTCTCCAACGCCTTGATTGCGTCGGAAGCGTCAAAGCCGAGTTTACTGATAAGTTCATCAGCCATGATGTCACCCCTATTGTGCCGTGTTGTTACACTCTGATCTTCTTACCAATGCAAAACGGACCCACCACTGGCAAGCGAACACCTTTTGAAAACTGAATGAACGTCATCAGACCCTTTGCTTGAAAATCGTAGGGTCCAGGTTTCAACAGCTTAGCCGGTGGCGGCCATTTGGTTGGGTCCGGGTTTTCGTTCGCATTGTTGTACTCGTTCCAAACCAACCAAGGTAGGTTGCTCTGGTAAGTAAACGTGTACTGCCCTGGCGGCTCATTGAGCGACAACTTGCTGCCGGCACTGCTCATTAGTCCCTCACTGACACGATTACCCACCATGACCTTTGCGCTGGCTGTTGGCACTGACGGTATGACCATGCCTATCGTTTCAGCGAGCGTTGAGAAGGTCGCTCGTGATGCACCCGACCATTCGGGTATCTCTTCCAATACTCTATCGAGCCACTCCATCAAGGCTTGCGATATTGCTTCTTTCAAGGCCATATCCAAGGCGTCACGATAGCTGCTCACGTCGATCCGTGGTGCCACAAATTGTACCTTGAATTTCATAGCTGACTCCATTTAGGTCAGAAGCCTCCGCACTTGCTCCGGCGTACAGAACCGTCAGAGAACCGTCAGAGAACCGTTAGGGCATCCGTGCCCCCATCAACAGAGCATCCCGCTCCCCTTCATCGTGTTCTCGCGTCTGGTGATATGCAATAATCAAGGCTTGTGCCTCTTGACCGCACTCGTCCCAAGACGGTTGGACGCCCGGAGGAAGTATGCCTAGCCGTTCGCAGGCTCCCCAGACGACGTATTCGCCGGTTCGCTCGCTTGGCCAGAGCAACTTGCGGCTTCCTGCTGCTGACCAGCAAGAAAAACCGCACGAGCCTTTTCGAGTTTCTCGTCGTCAAGGCTGTTGGCTTCCAGCACCAGGGCTGTCACGCGGTTGCATTCAAACTGGCTGAGGCCACCATTTTTCAGGTCGTCTTCCCAGTTGCCCCACGTTTTCGGGTTGGCGGCGTCCACTGTGTCCCACTCGATTTCGGTGGGCTCAAGAGTCTTGATGACCATGTAGCCGAGACGCTTGGCGCTCCACTGCTGCATGACCTGTTGGTAAGTGGCGTCGTTCGTGTTCGGAACGAAGCCGTCCTTGGTTAGCTTGCCCGGCGCTTTCGGAAGCGGACAGACGGCGTTGAATTCGGCCATGTCTTTCAGGCCCTTGGCCCGAAACACAATCTGCGAATCGCCACGAGGCAAAACCAAAAGGGTTTCACGAGACAAACTGTTGGGGTCAATTCCACCGATTTTCATGTGCGTTTCTCCCTCGCAATGATAAGTACAAAAGGAACAGGATAAGGAAAGGTGGCGGCCCGGCACCGGTGCCGGGCCGCCTATGGGCTCAGTCGTGTAGGCTGAGTCAACCGGTCTCAAAGGACCGGGGAGTCGTTCTGGTTGGTCCGGCTTACTGCGGGACGCGATAGACTTCGGCCTCGGTAATGTTGCACTTACCGTTGACCGAGATCATGGCCTTCTGGAAGTCGATTTCCCGCGTCTCCACTCGATAGTCGGGGAAGACCGTGTACTCGATGTCCTGACCGGAGCACGGCGGTACGTACTCGATTTCGACTTGCACGCTGTACGGCTGGCACGGGTCCACCGGGTCCGACGTGACCCACTCGGCCGCGCCGAGTTCACCCTTGAGGGCGTCGATGGGACTCAGCGCCTCGCCGGTGCCGGTCGTGATGTGCTCGTAGACGGCTTCAAACTTCATGTCCACGGGCACT